TTCGCCGTAGTCTTTTTCTATTGCTGTTAGTACTGCTGTTTCGCCTTTTGGAAACTGTCCTGTTTCTCTGTCAAATAGCGATAAAATAAATTCAGTTACAGGAATTTTTTTGCCGCCTACTTCCATTTCATCTTCGTCGTCATCTTTGGCCTTTTTTAGCGCCATAGAAAATTTGTTGCCTTCTGTTTTACTTTCGTTCTTTTTGTTCTTTTCATAACAATCGCAATGAGGGCAATCTGGTCCGCATGAACATTCTGTTACTGGTTTACCACAGCACTCTTCCGGACACATCTCAACACCTTCGGCAAATTGTCCCATTAGTTCTTCAACTGCATTTTCAATATCTTCTGCTTTTACACAACTGCCTTTTTCGCCACGTTTTTTACCTGGTACTTTTTCGTAACCGTCCCAACATTTATCATATTCTTTGCTGTTAGGATGTGCTTCATCAACTGTTCCAGAAAAAGTAGTAAATCCTGAGTTAAGTTCTTTACCAATACGAACAACTTCCATGTCCATATCTCCTGGATTAATATCATTTTTTCTAATCATATTATATAAACAAACTCTTGGATCATTTAAACAGCCCTGCTCAACTTTACGAATTGTTGCATCGTCATATCCAGCAGATGAAATAACTGTTTTTAAAAGTTCTAAATCTTTTTGTTCTTGTTCAAATTCTTTATTTTTTCTATCTCTATAGTTATTAAACTTGTCTTTCATCCAATCAATTGGACCTTCGTCAATTTCGTCTGGTCCTAATTCTTTAGCTTTAGACACTTCGCTTACTAATCTATATACATACGGAAATACATCTTTTAATTCTTCATTAAATTGTCTAACTGTTAATTCGTCAATCCAATTTTCTGCAACATCATTTGGAACTTCTTCAATAACTGATGCTTCAAATCCGTCAATAGCTTCTTTATAATAAGATTCTTTTTGCAACGACGAAACTGTTTTTTTGATTGTTCCAAGTCTTTCAACAACAGCATCTAAATAACCTGATAAACCTTCGGCCATTACTGCTGAACGACTCATGTATGTCTTAAACTTTTTTAAATTAGCAAGTTCTTCACTTAGACCAGTAATATGTTTACCAAAGTCATCATATGGCTTTCCGCCTTCTGCAACGTGACGTGCCATTGCACGAGCGCCATTTAGGTGCTTGTATGGATATTTGAATCTTTCACCTTCTGCACTTTCAACATAAATTGCACCAATTTTTTGTGTGCGTCCTCTTGTTAGTTCTTGATTAACACTTTCAGTATGTTTAATACTAATTCGTGCATTTCCTATATCTTGATAACTGTGTCTACTTGTTCCATACATTTTTGATTCGCTCATTATTTCGTCTCCGCCCTGTTGCTGTGCTAAGAATTTATAATCTCTTTTGTCTAAATTTGATTTTGTAATATCTCTTGTATCAAATTGCAATAGTCTTTTCTTGGCAAATACACGTAGTTCTTTTAAAAAATCGTACCATTTTTGTCTGGTAATATCGTCTTCGTCTTCGACAAAACTATTGCTATACATAACAGATAGCTTATCTTCGCTTACTGACAAACTTACTTTGCCTACATTTCGATCGCCTTCTTTATAATCAAAATCAAAAAAGCGAGCAGTTAATGGATCGTTAGTTACCTTACCTTCGGCATCACCAATAGTAACGCTTGGAAAACGTCCACGAATTTTATTAAACAGATCTTCTGCTATGTTATCAAGACTCTTCATATTATTATTTATCAATAGTTACTACTAATAAAGATAGGCATTGGCGGATCGTAATCGTCGTCTACTTCGGCTTGATTAAACGTATCATACACTCGTGGATCCCAATCTTTAAGAACAGTTATCATTCTTAAGGCTAATAATGTTGCACTTACAAGATCATCTGTCATACCAACTTTTGCTTGATAACTTGTATTAGTAGCAACAAAGCCTTTCAGTTCCGAAATTAAAGGTTTACTATGTATTGTCATTCTATCGTTTTCAATCATAGTTTTCAATCTACTACATGCAGTAACTTTTGTACTATGTGTAGTATTAAATCCTTTGCGGAACTTACGAACGTGTCCCTTGCGGATAGGCTCACTGACGAACAAACCCGGAATGTTCTCTTCTCCGAAATCGTTTATAACGATAAGGGCAGCCTCGCCTAATCCATTGTTCTCTACGCTCCAATAAATTCCTTGCGGGTTATTTGTTTCTTGTTCTATATATTTGCAGATATCAGCTAATACACGTATTTGTCCTGGTATAGCAGTTGTATTGTGTTGCCATTCTGCTACTTGTTCATATGTAGGAAGTTCTATAACTTGTATTGCGGCATAATCGCCTCCTGTGCCCATGCTTGGGTCAAGGGCTACACAATATGTATATTGACTTGTAGGCTTTTTATACCAACGTGTTTGTCCCATATTTAATATAGGAGAAATGCCTTCCATTACAGCAAGTTTTAAACTACTAATTAATGTTTCGTCAAATACTAAGAATTCACAGCCATATTCACGTCTAAACTTTTCTTCACCAATACGACCAATTTCAGCTACTTTCCATTCCTCGTCTCTGTCAGGATGTTCTTCCCAACTTGCTCTAAATGAATGAAACCCGTTGACGCCTACTTCACTTTCATTGCCGTGTTCATCAAACTTTTGTTCTGCTTGTTTCCAAATAGTAGCAAATGTATCTTCATCACTATTAGGTGTGCTTGTAATAATAGCACGACCACCTGTTGCCAGTGTAGGCGAAATTGAAGTCCAAAACTCTTCCGCAATATTAGGTTGCACAAACGCAAACTCGTCACAGTATAGTAGCGAGATAGACATACCACGTCCTGTGTTGCCTGTTGTTGTTTGACTTACAATACGACTTCCGTTTTCAAATTCAATACTACCTTTGTTGTAACTTGTAACACCTGCCCTAATATGATCTGGACACGTTTCATATACATAGCGTATACGTGCCATAATCTCTTGCGCACCAGTATATTTGTGTGCCGCAATAAGAATAGTTTGGTCTGGATGGAACATAGCATACCAAGCAAGATAGATAGCCGCACAAGTAGTCTTACCTGTTTGTCTCGGCATCATATTAATGTTAAATCTATAACTGTGATATGAATGCATTAAACGCAATTGATATTCATAGGGATCGAATAAAAGTTTACCTTGCACAGGATGTTGAATAAATGCAAAGTGTCTTGCAAAATGTAAATAGCCGTCGTTAGGATCCATGCACTTAGCAATATCTTCTATCTGTGCATTTGTATATTGTTCTTTTTGATTTGCTTTTTTGGTTAATACACCGTCTAAACTTTTGCTCATACTGTATTTAACTAATTATATCATTGTAATAGCCGGTATCGAAGCGTAAATCAAATAACTTACGTCTGTCTTGTTGTATTAGTATAGGAACTGGACTTGCATAATCTCCGTGCGTAGGTTCACTCCATAGCCATTCATATTCTAAACTTACATCTAACTTTTTACAAAGTTTTTTAAGACGTCTGCGATTATACCCTTCGCATATGTATATAATGGCTTGATTGTTGCCTAATTCTTCTGTTTTACCGTCCCAATATTTTACTTTTATTTCACCCTTTTTCCAAGCGGCTCCGCTCCAAGGACATACAGGTTTAATATGTTCAAAGTATTTGGTCCAGTCGATCATGAAACTATTTACAGAAAAAAATAGGGCCCGTAGGCCCTATTTGAATATATGTTATATTTAATTACTATTTCTTCTTGCCACGTCCACGTCCGCGACCTTCAGTTGTTTCAATATCTTCTTTTGCCTTCTTGCCACGTCCACGACCTTCTGTAGTAAGTTTTTCACTTAGTGCCTTCCAAAGTTCTTCTTTGATTGAATTTTCAAGTGCCATTGGATTGTCGCCATCTTGTGTAGCCTTATATGCTTTCTTTTCTCTATTTAAACCGCCTGACAAATCTTTAGTCATAGTTTTAACATTTGAATATTCTTCTTCTGGGCTATTGTCCCATTCTTCTTCAACATCGTCTTCATCTTCCATTGCTGGCATTTCTGGACCATCTGTTGAAATTTTCATTAATTTTTTCATGTCGCCCATTTCGTCGTCATGTGTATCAGGTGCAGGTAATGCTGTAGGAGCAGGCATATGTACTGGCGCTTCTTGAGGAGACATTGCGCCGCCCATTAGCTTAATTAAATCTTCAACTGCATCGCCTCGAGCACTTAAATTAACGTTCATTGATACTTTATCTTCTGGAGCAGTTGGCATGCTCATGTCGCTGCCGCAGCCTTCATCCATTCCGCATTCTTCAACTTGCTGAATAGACTCTAAAATAGTTTTCATATCGTTTACGTCTTTTGCGCCAGCTGACGGTTTTTCTCCTTTAGCTGCCGAGTCCATGTTTTCTAAGATTTTTTTCATATCCATTATATTAGCCTCCTACGACCGATTTAGTGTTTTCCGAATCATCAATGTCGCTTGATTCTCCCACAGGTGCGCCTTCTGCACCACTATGCAAGTTTTCTTTGCGAGCAGTTTCTAACTCTTTTAGTAAGTCCATCACTCTATTGCCTGCAACATCGTTTTGTGCTGATTCGCCGCCCATATCTTCATTAGGAAGCAATGGCTCATATGCTTTATTATCTGATTCTTCTTGGTATTCTTCTTGTGGTGCAAGTGGATTACGTACAATAATATTGCTTTGTGGAATATCGCAACATTTGCCTAAATATTCTTGTAAAACTTGAACCGTTGTTGGGTATGTTACTTCTGCTTCAAAATAAGTAACATCTATATTTTCTAATTGTGGAAAATCTAAAGGACGTTTTGAAATTGGTACTCTTTTGCCGTCTGTTATTTTTACAATACCAAACTTTCCTAAAGCATTTTCTAATCCTGCTTTGCAATCTGTTGCATAATCACCTGCAACGCCAATTTTAAAATCATATGTCTTTTTAGACTCTGTTAAATATTCTGAAAAACTTTTCATAACTTTATTCCTGCTTTGTATTATTTATCCATATTCTTTAGTTTTTCTATTAAACTATTACGGTCTGTAACTACGTAACCTTCGCCGTTTACGATATCGCCGTCACTACTGCTATCTCTATCTAACTTTTCTTTCTTAAGTTGTAATTCGATCATTTTTAATTTTTTATCCATTTTAGCAACTTTAGAATCTAACGCAGTTTTTAACATACCTCCAGCAACTTCAAATACTCTACCGCTGTAACGTGCTTCTACATTCATACCTAAATCCATTAAATCTTCGTATGCTGATAAAGCTCTATTAGAAATATCTTCTAATTCAGAATCTGCCTTATCTCCAAGACCCTTTACTTTTGGTAATGCACTTGCAATTTTATCCATTTCTTGCAATGCATCAAAAGTTTCTCCTTGTTCAACTATAGCAGTTTCTCTTTTATTTTGTTTTTCTTCAGATTTTGCTTCATCTACAATTTCTTTCGAATCAGGCAAATTTAGAAGTTCTTCTAATTTTTTAGTCATTACATTATACCATTATATGCTATTATTATTTAGCGTCTTTTGCCACCTTGATGAAAAATATCATTCTCTGTTATAACACGAAACGTCATACCTTTCTGTTTACAAAAAGCATATGCCGCCTCCCATTTGGCTTGATTAACTATATAGCTTGCTTGATTAACTCGCGAACGTCCTACTTGTTCTTTATATGTTTGATTTGCTGGTTTTACTTCTACTAATTCAGCACGAGATTTTCCTTTCTTATCAGCGTATGCAATAAAAAAGTCTGGTACATATATAGTATGTTTACCAGTTAACGGATTTTTATAAGGAATACGTATTGATTCAGATGCCCATTTTGCAACACTTGGGTGCTCATCGCAAAATTTCATAAAATAAAATTCCCAGCTGGATCTATATGTTGGTGATTTTGTACCTATATATTTTTCGGGAAATTTAGGTGTGAATTTTCCTTGAGCAAATCTTGACATATCACGCTACAATATTTCTTTTTTCAGTTTTATTAGACGATTCTGTTCTTTTAAAACCTAAAGTACTTGTACGTGCTCGTGAATAATTTAATACTTCTGTAACTACTGCACTTAGTTGAACTGCTTCTAATCCTTTAAGTGTGTCTAATAATTTAAAAACATTAACGTTGTCAATTTTTGCTTGTTTTAATAATACTGTTGAAACAGCAATAGCCGCAGTTTTATCAAAATTTCTATTTTCAAAAAACCCAATTACTGCATCTACTTGGTTAGTTGGAAAACTTAATTCTTTAGAATAAAATTCGTCAAAGAAAGTTGTTATTTCTTGATCAGTATATTTTTTTGTTTTTTGTTTTGGTAAACTTGACATTTTTAATCCTTAATCAAATTTTTCTTTTTCAGATGTTGGTAAAGCATTAAAATCAGCTCTTGCCGCGTTTATGCCTCCAGAGTTACCATCAGCAAGCCATTGTTTTGAAAATTTATTAAAACGTGCATCATCAATGTTAGTAGGATTAATATCTCCAGTTGATGTACTTGTTTGACTAATACTACTTACTGCTGATAATCCAGCAATAGCAGTAGTTGCTATTAATAAATCTTTTCCAGAACCCCCGTTGCCGTTAGATTTTGGAAAGAATGTTTGAGAAACACCACTTACATCAATACCTGCGGCACTACCGATAGCATCAGTTAGTATACTTAATCCGCCTGCTTTTAAACCTTCAAATCCATTATCTCTAACGCTGTTAAAAGCATTAACAGCCGCTATTCCTGCTTCAAAAGGATTACTAAAATTTTTACCTTGTGTAATATATTCGTATAAGTCAAGACCTACTCCAAATGCACCATCAATACCTAATTGGCCGCCACCTAACGGAGATATTGGGCTTGGTGTTACGTCATAGTGGTCTGTTCTTCCAAATCCTGTAGGATCTCCGTTTTCTCCAGCTTCAACGTGTCCTCTATCGTAAAATACAGTATCGTACTGAATTGTCATCCTATTTTCCATAGGATTACTGGAAGTATTATCTACACTGTCATGTTGCCAATCAGTTACAATAGGATTAACTAATGTATACTTTGTATAATTTTTACGTGACATTTGCGATATTTCAATATAATCAAAAAATGGAATAGCTGGTATATTATTGTTCATACCAAATCTAAAATCATTATTTCCTTGACCGTCGTATAGCGTGTCACCAGTTGATCTATTTCCGTAAGATCCGTTATTTAAATTTTGTTGGCCATCTGCATAATAATATTTAAAATATGCTTCCATAAGTGCTGTAGTAGCACCATAGTTATCATCGTGGAAGGTAATACTAACCGGAGAATAACTTAATGATGTTTGTACATTTTTCTTACGATTGTATTTGTTTTTTGTTTCTACATTTGCTGTAAATTTTGGAAGATCGGCTTGTTTTACAAGCATACCAATTTCATGAATATATTGGTCAACTTCTTTAATTATTTTTTTGCCTTGCTCTGTTAAAACAAATCTTACATGATATGTAAAACTTAATTTTGGTGCGTGTTTTTGAGTATCAGTAACATATAAACGACTTGCGTGTTGCCAGTCGGCTAAGTTACCTTTAGGGTTTAACACACCATTGGCAATATTATCTAAAAATCCGTTGAACTTGCTCATACTAATATTTATCTTTGGAAATTAAGTGCGTATATAATAAAAAAGGGAGCTCAACGGCTCCCTTTAATATTGAATGGCTAAGGAGTTGTATTAAACGCCGCCGCCAGTAACTAAAGTATTTACTGTACGTCCGACTGCTGTACCAATACCAGTACCTTCTGGAGTTTGGATAGCATTATCGTAGCGTATAGTTAGGCCTACTTGTACAGGCTCATTTGAGCTATATGCTAACTGATTGTAAGTTGCATTTTGTACAAAGCAACCATATAATTCAAAAGTTTCAAGTACATTAGGTGTATTAGCACCGTTACCACCGTCTAAGATTTCAATACGTGTTGTAAATTTGTAATCTTGTCCAGATGCCGCACTTGACTGCTCGTAGAAGTCGAATTGCTTCTGTAATTGCTCGCCGACTAATTTTTGTACATTGTTGTTTACATCTTCACGTAAGTTAAGCGTAATTGCTTCCCAAGTATGCTTACCTGCTAAGTATGCACGTGAGTTATAAACTTCAATTGGAATCTCTTCAAAACTTACTGTTGGACGAGTTACGTCAACAACTTGTTTTGTTAATTCTGTTGTTGGTGTTGATACACCAAAGTTCTCTAAAGTAACACGGAAGCGATACTGTAGCTTAGGCATTAACAAGCCTTGTGCGCTTGCGCTGTCACCAGTTGCTAAAGGAACTGTAATTTTTGATAGTGTTGAAATTGCCATTCTTTGTTCTCCTGTTGCAAGTATTTAGCAAATTTAAAGCCCCATTATTTCAGGGGCTCTAAGTTATGCGTTATAGCCCGCTAATTTCTCCAGTGTTTTTAAGTCTTAGTGGAATGTAAATAAATTCAACTGCTTTAACAGGCTCAATAGCAATGTCTAAGTATAGTTCATTTCTATCAATTCTGCTTGGAGTATTGTTTGATTCATCACATACTACTAAGAAGTCATAAAGTGCTCTTTGACCCACAAGCTCAAGCATTAAGCTCTCTGCCGCTTGTTTGATCTCATCGCGTGTAATCTTATCATTTGGTTCAAAGATGTAAGGCTTAGCAAGTTGATTTAACTGCGAACGTAAGTAAATTACTAAACGTGCTACGTTAATTCTATCTAATGCGCTTGAACCTCTTGCACGAGTCTTCTGTCCAAAGTTAACAAGTCCTGCACCACTAATAAATGTAATTGGGTTAACATTTTGTGCATATAATGTATCACGTTGTCCTTCATTTAGTGCAACAGTTACAAATTCGCCTTCTGCATCAACAAAACCTGTTGCAGTAGCGTTAGTAATACCACCACGTCTTGTACCTGCTGGTGCAAACCATGGGAAGCTAACTTGGTCACTTAGTGCAACTGTGCGTAGCATCATATGACTTGGTGGAACAACAACGTTGTTTCCTGCATTGTCACTTGTGAAGCCCCATGGATAAAAGATACCAAAGTATTCATCTCTGCTTACTAAGCCATCGTCGTTATCTTCTGGTGCTAATGCTTGGTTAGTTGCCCAGTTATTAAGTGCTGTAGCATTTGGTTCTAATCTTGCTGGCGTATCACCAATAACAAATGCTGTTAAGCCTCTGTCATAGTTTAGAGTAATCATTTCGCCAATTAGCTCTGGATACCCTGGAGTTGCCATCAAGTTAAAGATTCTTGACTCATCATCTCTAATATCGTCGTTGCTGTTTAGCATTGCTTGTAAAGATTGTACAATTACTTTACGCTGTGCTTTACGACCAAAGCTACCTGAACCATCGCCTTGGTTGCCTGACTCAGTTACCCAACGATGTGGATAATAATCAGCCATTGCTTCATCGCCCTGACGACCGTTATCGCCGTTTACATCAATGTAGTTACGTACAAATTTCTTAACATTAAAGCCAGAACGTCTTAGATTCCATAGCAACATACCTTTTGGATATAGTGCTGGATCTGGAGCATCTGGATCTAAGTAGTCACTTGTTAGTAGATCTACAATAGAACCGTCTTCGTCGCTGTTTGCACCTGCTGTGTTATAACGAGCATCTGCAAATAGTACACCATCTTCTGATGTTTGGTCTGCTTTATCAAGCAATGTCCAACGATTAGCAATCGGTGTGTTTAACAACTCTGCATTGTACTTGTAAATTTGTGGATAATTTTCAATATCTGATGTATCAATCCATAAATCGCCAGTTACAAGTGCTGTTCCGTCGCTTTGTAGCAGTGGAGTACTTGCACTTACAATTGGACCTGCAGGGTCACAATCGGCATAATCTGCACTAAAGTTTTGATATCCAACCCAAGTATCACCATTATGAATCATAATATCTACTTCGTCTACAATTGAATTATACCATAAAGCACCGTCTTCAGTTAATGAAGTAACTTCATCATCTGACGCTGTGTAAAATGCAACTTCTGTTCCTGAAGAATTAGCTGTTGCCTTCCAAAGAGATGCTTTTAATTGTAATGGATTAGTATTACCGTCTGTTCCTTGTTCGTAGTATAAGTTTGGTGTTCCTGAAGTAACACTTTCAAAATGTGCAAAGCCCATTCTACTTAATACTGCATTATCAGAATCATCAACAAGTTTTACATCGCCGCCTTTAGCGTGAGTAATAACAATTTTGTTTCCTGTAACTACTTCTGCACTTACATGCGTAACATTTGCGTTTGATATTGCTGATGCAACAACTTCAGCATCAGTTGATGCGCCTGTAGTTGTAAACTCAATTGAAACAATAGTACTTAGATCTGCTTCTCCTGGTGCTGTTGCTTGAATACCAATAGTGTAAGTATCTGCAATAATTCCTGAAGATCCAATAGCCGATCCTGTTACTGTAGTTGGTGCAACACCGTTACGTCTAAATACTTTAAATGTTGCTAATGGCTGTGTATCAGCCGCTACGTTTGATTGTACATAAATGTCGCCGGCTGCAAGACCTTCGCCACCGCCAGTTCTATCTAAACTATAAAGTGCTTCAGAATGTGAAGCAAAAATTGGAGCTTCTACTGCGTCCCATAATTTAGTAGCATCATTGAAAGATTTAATTCTCCAACGTGCACCGTTTCCTGGCTCAGTTGTTTTAATCCAAACAGAACCTGTTGGACGAGAATAAGTATCGCTTGATTTAAATGCAGGCACTTTAGTATGCTTGTCGATATGTAATGCTGGTGGATAATAAGTATCTACTTCAATTCCAAGTTCGCCAAGTAAAATAGTGTCGCCGCCAATTTCAATTTGACCAGTTGCAGAAGAATCACCTTGTGCTGAATCTGTTCCGTCACTGTAAATTTCTAAACGTCCATCAACTGCTGCCGCGCTAATACTTCCTGTTGGAAATACCTGCGTAATCTTAGTTGCAACATCTCCAATTGTTTCTGCATCTGTTACAGTAATGTCTGTATCGTTAATAGTAATAACTGCACTGCCTTGTGAGAACGAAGGATTAGACTTAGTGCCTCTTACTGTTGCCCAGCTCTTAGTCCAGGGCTCACTACCAACAAGTACCCATTTCCCTGAAGCATTTCTGTAAAAAATTCTAACAATAGTAGATGCAAATACTACAGCATAGTCGCCAATTGCTCCAACTGTTTCTTTTGGAACATAACCTGAAGTACCGTTTGCATTCATAGTACCAAATTCAAGCCTTGTTGAATCTGTAATTACAATTGGATCTTTACTTGTGAATGATTGTCCGCCTGTTGTAGTAACTCCTGCGCCATTCCATTCTTGAATTCCAAATTTAGAAATTTGTGTATCTAACCAATATGTGCCGTTAGCAGGGGTAGCTGCCGGAGCATCTGCTGTCGGATTTAATGCAGCCAAATCAATGTCTGCTCTTACAACCCATGCTCTATTGCTTACACCTAAATATGAATAAGCAGCCTGTAAGCCATATTCGTTAAGCTCACCTGCGTGAATTGGGTTATTGTTGTTATCTGTGTAAAACAGTGGATCGCCAAATGTGTCTGCTAAATCACGTTGTGATGTTAACAAAAATGGTTTTCCAGCGTTTGCCTTTAGCGTACCTTGAGCTGTTCCAGTTCCGCTTGCATTTGTTTTATTTTCAGCGGAAGCAACAAAAATCATCGGTGTTGTGCCAGGCTCAGCCGGAGTGTAAAAACTCTCGTCAATTACTTTGACTTCTACTCCTGGTGATGTTAATGCCATTATCGTTCTCCTATAATTCGAGTTGGTAGTTTCGTTACATGTATTTAGCACCGTAACATAAAAATAGGCTGTTAAACACCGTTAAAAAGGCACCAAAAAGGTGAGCTAAATACAGTATGAGACCATTATGCAAGTGCGGACAACGTCCGGCCGCTATAAATTATAAAAAAGGAGATAGAATCTATTATAGAAGTCTATGCGAATCTTGCCTGCGTAACGGTTTAGGTCACGGTATTCCTAAATGGAAGCAAAAGGGTTATACAAAATTAGATACTTGCGAAAAGTGTGGTTTTAAAAGTAAACACACTGAACAGTTTAATGTGTTTCACATTGATGGAAATTTAGAAAATTGTCGCCCTACAAACTTAAAAACTATTTGTGCTAACTGTCAGCGTATTCTGCAAAAAGAGGGAGTTGTGTGGAAACAGGGAGACTTAGTCCCCGATTTCTAAAAATAGTACGTATAAGTGTGTCTACATTTTTTTGCAATCTATCTAAATCGCCATTGTTGTCAATAGTGTAATCACACATCCATTGTTCGATGCTCATTGACTTAGGATCTTCCTTAGGCAAATGATCTGTGCGATCTACCCAAATAGCATAGTCAAAGATTTCTTCGTTTTGCATAGCAAAGAATTCACGTTTATTACGCAGTCCACAGTATATTTGATTCTGGGCAAACAAGTTGCGTCCAAGGCGTGCCAAATCATCTTTACAGTAGTCATGAATCATATTGTACCACAACTCTCGATGATTGTGTCGATCTGCGTAACATTCTTCTTCGTTAGCATAACCATGCTTGTCTTTTAGATCGTTGAATATAAACAGTTCTGAACAGAACTTAGAACTTGATTGAAATGTATATCCGTACTTCTCTAACATTTCACAAACGGTATCTTTGCCATGACGACCATGACCAACAATTAATAACTTAGGTAACATGTATTTCCTCTATAATATAAGTTATATTATAATAGGATTTGGTCCCTTTGTCAAGTTCTTTTTTGCGTTTTCTGCTTGCCGTTGTGCCCAGGCTGCTTCGAAACCAATCTCATGTTGATATGCTTCAATGTTTCCCCAAATCCTGCGAACGTAAGATTCGTAGCATTCCATGATAGTTTCTTCTTTCCAGGATAGTGGGATAAGTTGACCTTTGACAATCCAGTATAAACGATTTGCTTCTTTTTCTTGAAAGTATGTCATACTGTATTTACAGTATGTTTAGATTATAGCGTTAACATTAGCCAATAGTAAAGCCGTAGCCAACACCACCGCCAACTTGTTGCATAAGGTC